ACCTCCTTTGGTCTGGGTTGCTGGACAATGTGGGGGATGGGGTGGGAAAGGGTGACAACTCTTGCAATTTATGTCATATTCAGTTATCTAACGGTGAGAACCAAGGAGAAAAGTAATGCTCAATCACAATCCCAAAATTCCGAGTAGCCGTCCGCACCAGCGTGACCACGACCTCAACCAGCAGACTTCCACTGCTGTTCGCCCTCCCATTCCACGGGATGCCACATCACACATGACTCGCTGGCAACCAGGCCAACTGCCTAAAGGTGGTTATCGTGCTGTGTTTGACTTCTCTGACACTACGTCTTACGACACCAAGCACTCGCCTACAGAGGGTGGAACAAACAAGAAGGTCTACTAATCATGGCAAATAACATCGCTTTTACCCCAATGGGCAAGACCGTAAAGGTTGTGGCAACTGGCCCTGCAAACACTGAATCTTCTGTTTTTACAATTACAGCAGATAGCCCATCAAACCAATACTACTTGTCTAATGATGGCGTAAACACTTTTGTGTACGTCTGGATTAGTTCGACAAGTGCATTCAATGTGGCGCTGCCAGAAACAGTAACTACTGGAAGTTACGTAGTTCCTTTGCCGCCATTCAGCTACAAAGTTATTTCTGGCCCACAAGTGAAAGCTGGCGGAAATGTGTATGCCAAGGTGATTGGTGACTCAACCAATTCTGCTTGCTACATCACTCCTGGCGAAGGACTGTAAATTGACCCCATAAGCATCCTCTTTGCTGCCAACGCTTGCGTCAAGGCAATCAAGGAAGGATGTGAACTCTACAAGCAAGCCAAGACTTCCTTTATGGAGGTCAAGGCTACTGTAGATGAGGCTGTAGGTGTAGCCAAAGAAGTACAAGGTTTTTGGGCAAAGCTGTTTGGTGCAAAGCCAGAAGCGCCCAAGCCTGTAGTCAAGAAAAAAGAGAAGTTTGTTGCCGTTGACGAAACCAAGGTCATGGCAGATGTGGTCAAACAACTGACCGAATTCTTCCGCTTACAAGAGCAACTGGCTGCTCACATCCGAGCAGAAGAAGAAAAATCCCGCAACGTCTACGACCCTGACCAGAACCACATGGAAGCGGCTCTGAACAGGGTGATGGCGCTTGACCAGATGGCTGCACTGGAAGTGACAATCAGGGAAACTATGGTCTACCAATCTCCCCCTGAGATGGGTGCGTTGTACTCAAAAGTGTTTGAAATGAGAGACACTATCAAGGAGGAGCAAGAGCAAGCACGATTGGCTCAAGAGGCCAAGGAAAGGTACAAGAGATGGCAACTACGCCAGCGAACAGAAAGGCTAAAGGCTCAGGCAGCGTGGCTGGTGGCAACAGTAATCCTTCTTGGATACCTCCACCTTTGGTTCCTGTTTCTCAGCCAGATGAAGGAAACGAATCAGTCCTTTTGATGGCTGTCATATTCTTAGTCATATTGTTTGCTTTAATCGTGCCTATCATGGGTTGGCTGTATCTTGACATTTTGTCTGTCAAACATGAAACTAAAGCTCAAATTGAAAAGGTGGAGCGTCTCAGAAGAGAGCTGGAAAGGGATAAGCGTGACAAGAAGCCTGATACTTTTAACGACAATCCTGTTTTTGACAGGGTGCGAAGACCGCTATCGCTATCCATGCCAAGACCCTCAGAACTGGGGGAAGCCTGAGTGTGAACCACCTGCTTGTGAAGCGTCAGGTACATGCACTAAAGACTTGATTCCAAAGGATATTTATGACAAGTTCAAAAAGAACTCCTGAAGACTGGCACGCTCTTGCTCAGTTCTTCACCCAAATCAGTTTCAACATTTGTTTGATAGGCGCTGTGTTTGGTGTCCTGTACTGCTTTATCTTTGTCACTCAGCCTATGGTGGGTCAGGCCAAGAATGATGCAGTCTTGTTTGAAATCTTGAAGACTGTGCTGACCAGCATGATTTCAATTATTGGTACGTTGATGGCGGTAGGCCACGGTAGCAACGCTACTGCCATGCCTCCCAAGCCTCCAGTACCTCCAGTCCCTGCTGCACCCGTCAGACCCTTGTCTGCTAACTTGCCAGCCAACAACACGGATGTGCCATGAGCATCTTTAACCCGTATGTCCTTTTTGGATGTTTGCTAGCAATCGTCTTTTCTTTTGTCGGCGGTTATGTTAAGGGTGGGCATGACGAGGTGGTCAAGCAAGAACTAGTTATTGCGGAATTAAATGCCCAGGCCAGACAAAAGGAACAAGCCCTGACATCAGCGGTAAATGCACAAGCTACTCAACTTGCAAAGGCAAATCAAAATGCAAAACTTATTCAGCAAAAGCGTAATACTGATATTGAGTCTGGCGCTCTCAAGCTGCGGATTCCTGTCAAAGCCCCCGAGTGCCCCGTATCAACCGCCGCAGATGCCGCCCCTGCCGCCAGAGATAGCGTTCAAGCAACAGCCGAACTTGACAGAGAGACTGCTAAAGCTCTTGTCGCCATCACAGACGATGGAGACAAAGGAATCCGACAGCTCAACGCCTGTATTGATGCCTACAACGCCGCCTTCCAAACAATGAAAGGCAAGTGATGACAATCTACATTCCGCTCCTGTACATCTGCATGGAGTTGAAATGTGGGTTTTTTCAGTCAGAAAATTACACGTTGAATGAACAGAAATGTGAGCAAGAAATAGCACAGAAAAAGGCTGAATACACCAAGCAAGCTGCAAAAGTAGAAGCAATTTGTGTAGACATTGACATCAAAACTGAAAGGAAACAAGATGAACCTCTCCGAGAACTTTACTTACGAAGAACTTACGCACACAGACCATAGAGAGTTTGAAAACACTCCGAACGAAGATGAGATGGCAAACCTGGTTCGGTTGGCAAACTTCCTTGAGCAGGTGAAAGAAGTGTTGGGTGGCAAGCCCATCATGATTAACTCAGCTTTCCGCTCTGCCGAAGTCAACAAAGCTGTAGGTTCTACCGACAAGTCTCAGCATCGTCATGGCTGTGCTGCTGACATCCGTGTTCCTGGCATGACTCCAGACGAGGTGGTATCTGCCATCATCAATTCTGGCCTGCCTTTTGACCAGTGCATTCGTGAGTTTGACCGCTGGACACATGTCTCTATTCCCAACCATGAAGACATCCAGCCTAGAGCTATGGCTCTCATCATTGATAAGTCAGGCACAAGGGCTTATGCGTAAAAAAAAGTCACCCAACCTGTCTGTCGGCAGAGGCGAGAAGCTGTCTGTCAAGGCAGGTGGTGGCTTGACTGCTAAAGGCAGAGCAAAGACAAACAGGGCTACAGGTAGCAACCTGAAAGCCCCAACAAAATCAGGCCCACGCCACAAGTCTTTCTGCGCTCGCAGTAAGTCATGGAAAGGGGAAAGAGGTAAGGCAGCAAGAAAGAGATGGGGATGCAGATGAAAACACCTAAGTCAAAACGTCATGTCTTCTACAGTGCTAACCAGCGCAGGGCAGCAGGTTTACCCCCTGCCAAGCGCAAAGCTAGACGTTGACATGAACCTTCTGTAGCTCACACAGCAGGTGTGGGCCGTGATATCGCATCTCATTCACATGGAATGCGCCCTTAAACCCATACTGCTTTGCCCAAGTCTTCTGGTCATCAAAGTATTCAAAGAACGTATCTGGCGTGATGATGTTCACATGTGTCGGGTCTTGGAAAGCCGCACTGTGAGGGAAGGCAGGAGTCGAGGACAAGAACTTTCCTCCTACCTTCATCACCCTGAATATCTCTGACATCAGTTCTACAAACGGGTATCTGCGCTGTGGGACATACAACAGTCTGGGAATGTGTTCCAGAAAGTCGTATGCCGTCACGTAGTCAAAATACTCGTTAGCGTAGGGGATAGGCTCAATAGCAAGGTCAGCGTCCTCAATATCAAGTCCTATCACCTGTGTGGCTTGGTAAGGGTTGCGGATGGTTTCTCCGCACCCAAGGTCAAGAGAGATGGTCATTTCTGTCTTTCAATAAAAGTTGAGGGGTAAGATAGATTACAAGCCCCTCGTCTTGTTTAAGGAGACCAGCATATATTTTGAATTGGGGGATATGCTGGTTAGAAAAATATGTTCGCATCTACCAGGCTTGCATACGTTTCTTGGTGAACACCCCCAAATTACGGTGCAGGCACTAAGCCACCTTCAAACAGGTAGCTACCAAAATGGCCTAGAACCACCCAAGGAGCAGCATGAATCTTGTATCCATGTCTGCGTGCTTCCTGACAGAAGTAGTAGTCTTCTGACAACAAGCGTCCTACACCTTCTTCAATCGCACAGGCAAAGAACTCAGAAATCTTGTCATTCTTGATTTCACCTGACAAGAAGGTTACGTCATTGACATAGCTTGGCATCTTTGTTGCCAGGTCTTCCAGCACTTCACGCTTGATAAGCATGAACCCTGTACCACCGTTCCAGATTTCCACAGGCTCATGTGCTGGTACTGTGACTGTGCCTTGGTAGTCCACCAGATTAACCACCAAACTGCCTGTGCGAGTCTTCAGTTGGTCAACAGCTACACCTTCCTTGACGGCTGCTTCCACGCCATGCCAGTTGATTTCCTTCTTAGGATAGATACCGCAGATGATGTCCTTGTCTGCTTCAATCATCTTCACAATGTCAGCAGGATTCCAGCGAATATCTGCGTCAATGAACATCAGGTGGGTGGCTTCCTTCTTCTGGAGGAAACCGTGTGCCAGAGCATTCCTGCCACGCTGGATGAGGCTTTCGTTGAACATGCAGCTAAAGCTCATGTCGATGTCGTTGGCTCGCATGACAGCGGTTGTGTTGACCAGTGACTGACAGTAGTAGCCTGTGGTCATGCCGCCATACATAGGTGTGCAGATAAAA